ATTAGCAATTGCGTTTGGGCGTTATGCGCCTTTAAATATAGGCTTTTAAATGTGCTCATTGTTTTATTCCCTGTTTGTTTAAGTGTTACCGATTAGATCAGATAAATGATAGACGGTAAATCATAAAGATTTTATAGGGGTATAAACTAATTTAATGAGTAGGTGTCTGGTGTTTTGAATGTTCCCCACACTCACACACACATAGCCCAAAGCATCCGCTTTTATTTGCTACTAATAGTGTTAAGACTTTGACCCCAGAATTTACGCAGAATTCGCCAGATTTTCTGGCGCTGGGCGAGCCATCAAGAAGGTAGGGTCACTGTCTCGCAACGTGGGGGAAAAGAGCGGGCGCGAATCGCGAGGGAGGGGGCACCCCCTTGAGTTTTTACGCTAACGTAATATATCCGACCCACTCACCATCGGGGTAAAATACCCTCTATAAGCACATTCTAATATAACTGGCACCCTAACATACCTTAACCCTTTAAAACCCTGTACAGGCCATTACAGAGCCTCTGAGAGCATAAAAATGAACTTACTAGAAATACTACGTCATATGCAAAGAGGAGAATTAAATCCAGATAGCATTAGCAAGGCTTCTCAAGCAATAGGAAATAAACAGCCGCAATTAAGAAATCTTTCAGAGCATAACGCTTTAGGCCACGCTTACGGAACTAATTTGTTTGGTAACTTATTAATGAATGTAGCAGAAGAGTTTGATAAAAAACCTAATGATTACGACATTATGAATAACAATGTTGCCCAACAATTTTTTGATGATCTTAGAAAAGAAGATCAAATGCTTGATTTCTACAATCAAATGCTAAAAGCAAAGGAAAGCATTTACAATAGGGGTTACATGAGAAACCCTCAGTACAATTGGCAGTTTGGAAAAAATATAGAATGAAAACAGATAAGCAAGAAATATTTATAGACCAATACTGTCTGCATGGTAATGCGGCTAAAGCCGCTGAGATGGCAGGTTATTCTCATCCCAAGCAAAGGGGCTATGAATTAAAGAACCAGTTTACCTCAGAGATCGAGGCCAGAACCAGAAAATTAATTAAGGATGCTGTCCCTGCCGCACTGCTTGTCCTACAAAATCTAGCACAAAACGCAGAAAGTGAGTCTGTAAAATTGGGGGCGGTAAAAGATATCCTTGACAGGGCAGGGCTTAAGCCTACAGACAAGGTAGAGCAGACCGTCACCAGTGTAGAGGGTAAGTCTACAGAAGAGTTACAGAAGGAACTGGAGTCCCTTATAGGGCCATTAAACTAATGAACTTGTTTGATTTTAAACCAGAAGAATTAAAAGCGGTAAGTTCTGGCCTACTTGATTTAGTTATTCCAACAGCAGAGGCAAATAAATATAACGCTCCTTTGGACTCAGGCATATGGAATTCAGAATATTTATACGGAAAAACAAAATCTCCAAGAGTATCAGGAAGATATAAAGAAGTTAATATTCCCAAAGAAGAATTAGAGAGGGGAAATAATAGAGTTCTTGTAAGGCTTGATTTAACCGCAGGGGAAAAAAGTAAAGCGGAAGATAAAGCCGCAAGAAAAAGCCAAGCAAAGCCTAGAAAAGCTGACAGGGTTCGAGATCAATTTGGAAAAATTATAAAAGGACAAGACCCCGGGTTAACCAACATACATCCTTTTGATGAAGAAAAAAGAAAACTAAAAACTGAAAGAATAGGTGTTACTAGAGGGGGTGCGTTAAAAGGTAAAATTGATTGGGTTGTAGATCAAAAAGCAAGACAAGCAACAGTAAAAACAGAAAACAAAACCGCAAACACTGGCGTTGTAGGAGAGCCTGCAAAACTTACCGAAAAACAAATAAAACTTTTAAAAGAAAAAGGCGTTGTTATTAGATATAACCCAAGAGAAAGAAATGCTTTTGTTAATTTACAAAATAGAGTTGTAAAACCTTTTAATGGGTACGCTTGGAGCGAGGGTGGAAGAGTTTATGTTTTAGATAAAAACTGGTCTAAAAAAGGTATTAAATTTTACCCAACATTAGATTCATTGCCTAAAAGTTTAAGATCTACAATTCTTGATGGCGATAAACCATTTAGATTTTCAATGAGATCAAGGGGTGGCTTTATGCCAAAACAAAATAATAAAATTTTAAATATATCTCCAGACGATCTTTTTAGTCAATCTTTATTAAGTGTTTCACCAAATTTATTAGATAAAAAATATTAAAGTGGATGTAGAAAAAGCGGTAGAACTAGCCAAGGAGTTAAAGAAACGACAGAGATTTGAGAAGATATCCTTCTATGATCCCTATCCGTATCAACTAGACTTCCACGCCACAGGGTTTGAACATAACCAACGCTTATTGATGGCGGCTAACCGAATAGGTAAATCTTATTGTGGTGCGGCTGAGATGGCCTATCACTTGACAGGGATATATCCTGAGTGGTGGAAAGGTAAAAAGTTTTACAAGCCTATTACGGCTTGGGCAGGTGGTGTCTCTAACGAAACAACTAGGGACATTGTACAAGCAGAACTATTGGGTTCCCCCGATGACCCTGAAGCCTTTGGCTCTGGAGCGATTCCTAAAGAAAATATAATAAAAACGGAACGTAAACCCGGAGTGCCAAACGCCAAGTCCGTAGCATTGATACGGCATATTTCTGGGGAGAACTCTTCTTTACACTTCAAAGCCTACGAGATGGGTGTAGACAAGTGGCAGGGACGCTCTGTTGACGTTGTATGGCTAGACGAGGAACCCAGTAGGGAACTCTACTCACAGGCCGTTACGCGAACTCTGGATAGAAAAGGAATGGTCTACATGACATTTACCCCAGAAAGCGGCATGACAGAGACTGTAGCCGCATTTATGAACGACATAAAAAAGGGGCAGAGCCTTACTAACGCCACATGGGATGACGCTAGTGAACACGTTAAGACCCTAAGAGGTAAAGATGGTCATCTTAATGATGACGTTATGGAACAGATTCTGTCTGCTTATTCGCCGCATGAAAGAGAAATGCGTCGCTTTGGTAGACCTTCTATTGGGTCAGGTCTTATCTTCCCAATACCAGAAGAAAAATTAATGATTGATCCTATAGAGATACAGGATCATTGGCCTAGAATAGCCGCTATAGATTTTGGTTGGGATCACCCAACCGCAGTAGTTTGGTGTGCCGTAGATAATGAAAGTGAGACCTTTTACATTTACGATTGCTACAGAGCATCCAAAGCAAGCCCCGCTGTACACTCTGAGGTTATACGGCAAAGACCGTATTTTATTCCCATAGCCTACCCACATGACGGAAATCGCAGGGATAGCATGGGAAACCCCGGACTTGCAGAGCAGTACAGGGCTTTAGGTTGCAACTTTAGACTTGAACACTTTGCTAACCCTCCGGGCTTGGGGCAAACCAAAGGCTCTAACTCAGTAGAGGAAGGGCTTATGGCTATGCTACAAAGCATGGAGGCAGGTAAGTTTAAAGTATTTAACACACTACCTCACTGGTTTGAAGAGTACAGAATGTACCATAGAAAGGAAGGTAAAGTGGTTGCACTTCGTGATGACTTGATGTCTGCCACACGTTACGCCTTTCAGTCACAACGACACGCCATTGCGGGTTCAGACCCAGAATGGACTAGCGATTTAACATATAGGAATTACGGCATTGTCTGACAGCGAACAAGAACTATTAACAAAGATTAACGCAGAGATCACAGATTCTCTGGGTTATGACGGTGAGATATCAGAACAACGTGAGAAAGCGCAAGAGTATTACTATGCGCTACCTTTTGGTAATGAGGTAGATGGCAGAAGTCAGTACGTTGACTCTACTGTACAGGATACTATCGAATGGATTAAACCCAGTCTTATGCGTATCTTTGGCTCTGGTGACGAGTTTGTTAAGTTCACGCCGCATGGCCCAGAAGACGTAGATGCCGCCGCACAAGCAACTGACTATGTTAACTATGTATTCTCTAAAGATAATAATGGTTGGGAGATCATGTATTCGTGGTTTCACGATGCGCTTCTCCAGAAAAACGGCATTGTAAAAGTTTGGTGGGATGAGTATGAAGAGCCGCAAAGAGAAGAATATCAGAACCTTTCTGATATGGAGTTTGGTTATTTAATTACAGATGAAAATGTTGAAGTTCTTGAGCATACAGTAATTGAAAGTGATGACGGTATTTCAGAGCCTTACCATGACGTTGTTATTATTAGAACAAATTATGACGGTAGGGTTAGAATTGAAAACGTACCGCCAGAAGAATTTCTTATTTCCAGAGAAGCAAAGAGCATAGAAGATGCTAGGTTTGTTTGCCATCGTGTGAGAAAAACCTTATCTGAACTTAGGGTTATGTATCCTGATCAAGATTTTGGCCCAGAAGATTTAGGTGGTGGAGATGATAACCCTTACTTTAGCGCTGAAAGATTATCGAGATATGAGTTTGATGACTCAGAAAATTATGGGTTTGGTGGTAGTGATGAAGAAGCGTTAAGAGAATATTGGCTACATGAGTCTTTTATAAAAACAGACTACGATGAAGATGGTATTGCAGAACTTAGAAAAGTATGCAGTGTAGGTAGTTATATATTCTCTAATGAGGAAATAGACAAAAAACCTTTTGTTAGTATCACTCCTTTAAAAATCCCTCATAAATTCTTTGGGTTATCTATTGCAGACTTAGTAATGGATTTACAGTTGATCAAGTCTACGCTTATGCGTAACTTAATGGACAATGCGTACAACCAGAACTTTGGTCGCTATGCTGTAATGGAAGGTCAAGCAAACCTTGACGATCTTCTTACACAACGTCCGGGCGGCATTGTCAGGGTTAAATCACCCAACGCTATCATGCCTTTGGCTACCCCTCCTCTTGAACCATACTCATTCCAGATGCTTGGATACTTAGACGAAGTAAGGGAGTCAAGGTCTGGTGTAAATAAAAATACTCAAGGTATTAATGCAGACGCTCTTACAAGCCACACAACGGCTACAGCAGTTAATGCAGTGATGACCAATGCCCAGAGTAGGGTTGAGTTGATTGCCCGTCAGTTTGCAGAGACAGGCGTTAAACAGTTAATGAACTGCATCTATGAACTTCTTTTAAAGTATCAGGATAAAGAACGTGTTGTTATGTTGCGTAACGAGTGGGTACAAGTACGCCCTGATATGTGGAATGACAAGATGGACTGTACTGTTTCGGTTGCCTTGGGTAATGGCTCTAAAGATCAGCAGATGGCTCATCTATCACAAATGCTTTCATTTGCATCACAGGCTATGCAGGGTGGATTACCTATTGTAACAGAACAAAATATGTATAACCTTGGTGCGGCTCTTATTAAGGCTATGGGATACCAGAACGTCGATGACTTCTTAACCCCTCCTCCACCACCACAGCAAGGTCAGCCTACTCCAGAGCAACAATCTGCCATGATGGAACAGCAGAATAAAATGAAAGAGTTGGAGATTAAACAGGGTGAACTACAGGTTAAGATGATGAAAGTCCAACAGGATGCTCAAGACGCGCAGGTAGACGCACAACTTAAAGCGGCAGAGATAGCATTAGAAAGAGATCAAAACAGGCCAATAGCAATAGGATAATATGACAGAGCAACAACGAGAGGAACAAGCAAAGCGCCTCCTCAATGACCCGATGTTTAACGAAGCATTTGAACAATTAGCAGAACATATACATACCACTTGGATACAAACAAGTGTGAAAGATGTCGAAAGTCGTGAGCAATCATGGCTTTCTTTACGGCTCCTTGAGCGGATACGCTTACATCTAACCAGTATCGTAGAATCTGGAGAGTTAGCGAGGAAGATTAAGGACATCCATATATAGGAGAATTTGTAATGGCGGACACCATTGACCCGCAAACAGTAGAGCAAGGCAGTATAGCCGAAGCACAAAGTGCTTTCCTTGGAATTTTGGAGCCTGAAGAGGCCAAACCAGAAACTGAGGCAAGCGAACCTACCGAAGATGTTGATGAGTCTACTGAGGAAACTCAAGACGAACCATTGGAAGAGGATGCCTTGGAGGATGAATCCGAAGTTGAGGAAGAATCCGAAGAGGAACAGTTAGATGAAGATGAGGAAGAAGAGACTGAAGAAGTCTATTCCGTCAAAGTTGACGGAGAAGAGATGGAAGTTAGTCTTGACGAACTTGTTAATGGGTACTCCCGACAATCTGACTATACTCGTAAAACGCAAGAACTTGCAAGCCAGAGAGATCAAATGGCTCAACTGCAACAGCAGTGGGCTACTGAAATATCTGAAGCACAAGCGGAGCGTCAGCAATACATAGAAGCACTTGGACAATTTGTTCATCAATCTATGGCAGGTCTAGAGCAGTATGCAACAATCAATTGGGAACAACTTCGAGAAGATGACCCCATTGCATTTGTTACAAAGAAAGAAGAGTTTCGTGACGCTCAAGAAAGAGTTAGGCAAGCGCAAGCCCAGCAAGAATACGAGCATCAAAAACAAAACGAAGAGATTGGTAAAGTTCGTAAACTGGCTGTTCAGGAAGAATACAAGCGATTAACAGAGGCTGTACCTGAATGGAATGATCCAGAAAAACGAACCAAATTAGCCTCTGATCTTTCTTCATATGCTATACAACAGGGATTTACTCAACAAGAGTTAAAGGAACTGATAGACCATAGATCGTTAATTGTACTTATGAAAGCATCTAAATATGATGCCCTTCAGAAGTCTGACGTTAAAGCCAAGAAGTTGAAAAACAAACCCAAGGTTGTACGGTCGGGTAAAGGCGGCGCTAAGAAAGCCGACAAAGATCGTAGTAAACGTATTGCCTCAATGAAGCGTCTTAAAGAGAGTGGTCATGTAAATGATTCTGTATCTCTCTTTGAGGATTTTGTAGACATTTAACAAAGGAGGTATACTGTTATGGCAGTCCCTACGAATACTCGATTGACCTTTAGTGGCGTACAGGTACGCGAAGACTTAAGTGATATCATTTATAATATTAGTCCTATGGACACGCCCTTCATGTCTGGCGCAGGTAAAGGCTCTTGCTCAAATACTCTGTTCGAGTGGCAGAAAGATGAGTTGGCCGCCGCCGCCGCTAACCAGAAACTAGAGGGTGACGATCCTGCATCTTTGGCTGTTGTCGAACCTACGAAGTTAACCAACTATACTCAGATTTCTGAGAAGGCTGTTCAGACTTCGGGTACGGCAGAAGCCGTTGATTGGGCAGGTCGTAAGTCATCGCAAGCGTATCAACTTGCCAAACGCGCTAAAGAAATTAAGCGTGACATGGAGTTGATGCTCACTGGTGAAGATGTTAAAACGGCAGGTGGTGCGGGTGCGGCCCGTAAAACTGCGGCTTTGATGTCTTGGCTTGGTGATGCTACTGCAGGTGATTCAAACATCATTGATGGCCCGACTGATGCCGCTGTTGCTAACGCAGGTGATGGTACGGCAGTAAAAGCGCCTAGTGGTGCTGATGCTGTGTTGACCATGAGTATGCTTAACAACTGCGTACAGCAGGTTTGGGAAGCAGGTGGCAACCCTGACATCATCATGTGTGATGCGGCTTTGAAGGTTAAGATGACGGCTTTGGCAGGTTCTGTCGTTGCTGATCTCGTGACTAACCATGACAAAGCAACACCCGCCCATGCGGTCAACTCTGTTGATGTAATTGTTACAGACTTTGGTACGTTTAAAATTGTACCTAGCCGTCTGTGTCTACCTAACCAGTTGTATGTCTTGGATTTCGATTTCTGGAGCATTGATTATTTGCGTCCATTTGCAACCGAAACCCTTGCCAAAACTGGTGATTCCGTCAAGCAGATGATGGTTGCTGAGTATGGCCTTCGAGGTAAGAATGGTCAGGCTAACGGTGCTGTTATTGGCATCAAAGCGGCGTAATGAGTTTGGCTCCCCTTCGGGGGAGCCTTTCTTTCTGAGAATACACTAATGGGTTTAATTGAATATTTAATGGGCGAGGAAGAACCCTTTTGGATGCAAAGGGCTAAAGGTAAAACTAATTCTCCTTTAGTAAACGAAATGTATTTAGAAGATAAAAGAGGAAACCCTCAAACAATCTACAGTGCAACTGCACCCCTTGGACTCTTGCCTAGTGCGGAAGGCGCTATGTATCCTACTATTAGATGGCGTTCCCCCGGTTTAGAAAGATTAAGTCCTGAACAAGCGTATCGGGAAGCGATGCAGAAACAAGACTATCTTAAATTTCCGACACTGTGGGATGCAAGTAATTTTGCTATAAACTTTAGCCCAACTATAAAAAGGAAAAAAAGGAATTCAAATTAAACATGAGTAAAAAACTACTTAAAGAAGGTCTTAAAAAACCTAAAGAGCAAACAGTAAAAGAGAAACCTTACACTGTTAAAGCATCTGTACAAAAAGCAGTTAAAGATTTAAAAGCAATGTCAAAGGATAGAGGATCACTACCGTTATGAGAGATAAGCATTACCGTAAAACTACAGTAGAGGAACACTCTGATGGTACAGCCAGTGTTGTTACTCACCAAGATGTAGAAGGTATATTAAATAACAATAAAGAATTATTAAATGACTATGGTGATAAACTTACTTTTGGTAAGCAACAGCATGGTATGAGAGTAGCATCTATTCCTGTAACTATATGGGAACAGTGGATGAAAGAAACAAACGGTGCAATAGAAAAAGATCATAAGTTAATGAAAAAGTATCTTAACGATCCTGATAACGCTTTCTTACGCACAACACCAACGAGGCTATAACTATGCGCCCTAAAGAAAAGATGAAAAACAAAGAGTCTATTGAAACAATGGATCAATCAGTAGTTGACCGTATAGCAAAAGAATTAGGAAAACAGTATTCTGATCTTTATAGAAATAGCCTTATTAGAAAAGGCGCAAAAAAATTATTGGGGAATTAAATTATGTGGCTATACAATCCCGGACAGGCAGGCGCGACACAAACAAACTTTGCCCCTTTAAACAATACAGTATATTATATTGCTCGTAGATAATGGCTATATCAAACTACACTGAACTACAAACGGCTGTGGCTAACTGGTTAGACAGGGATGACTTGTCAGCCAGAATACCAGAGTTTATAGAGTTATGCGAGGCTCGATTTAATCGAACCTTGCGTATTCGTGCTATGGAAACTTTAGATGAGTCAGTAGATACTGTAGCAGGGACTAGCACTATAGCATTGCCAACAGGGTATATTCAAATGAGAGATATTCATTTGATTGCCGACCCTATAGTTCAATTGCAATATGTTACCCCAGAAATTTATAACAGAATCTATGCGGGTAGTTCTTCTGGAAAACCTCAAGTCTATACTATTATTGCAAACAATATAAAATTTGGGCCTACTCCAGATGTAGTTTATGATGTAAGTATGCTTTACTATAAAAAGTTTGACGCATTAAGTGATAGTAGCCCTACCAATTGGGTAATTACTAATGCACCAGATGTGTATTTGTATGGCGCTCTTTTGGAGGCTGAACCGTTCTTAATGAACGATCAAAGGATTCAGTTGTGGGCTACCGCTCTAACAGAGTCTATGACAAAGATACAAGAGCAGGATCAAAAAGATAGACACTCTGGTTCTGCACTTAGAATAATGAACACAAGCGGGTATTACTAATGGCATTAGAAAGCGCAAATTATTTAAACGGATTAGTTGACACTAACCCTGCCGCTACAGATAATGTAAGTCAAGGTGACGATCATCTTAGGCTTATTAAAAAAGTATTAAAAGATTCTTTTCCTTCTGTAGATGCGGCTGTTAACGCAATCCATACTTCAGCGTCAGCACCATCAACTTCTATATCAGCAGGGCTTGTTTGGTTTGACACAACAAACGATGTACTAAAAATTAGAAACGAAGCAAACGATGCTTGGATAACTTTAGCGGTATCGCCACTAACATCTAACAGTGTAGATATTAATGCAGGTTCTATTGATGGAACTCCTATCGGTGCTACTACCGCATCTACTGGTAAATTTAGTAGCGTTAACGTAGCGGGTGATGGGGCAACGGTTACAGGAATTAAAGATGAAGATGACATGGCTTCCGATTCGGCTGTCAAACTTGCTACACAACAGTCAATCAAGGCGTATGTTGATTCACAAGTTACAGCACAAGATTTGGATGTTATATCTGATAGCGGCACTATTGATATTGATCTTGATTCAGAAAGTCTAACGGTTACTGGCGGTGAAGGAATTGATACTTCAGCAACAGGGACAACGCTTACAATATCAGGGGAAGACGCATCTACATCTAACAAAGGTGTAGCATCATTTAACTCTGATAACTTTGCGGCATCTTCTGGTGAAATTACAATCAAGGATGGTGGTGTAGCCAATGCTGAATTAGCAGACATGGCGGCTAACACAGTAAAGGTTAGAGATGCTAACTCAAGCGGTGTGCCTTCTGATAAAGCAGTAGCAGACACTCAGATTCTTATTGGTGATGGTACTGGATTTACAGCCGCCGCATTGTCTAATGATGCTACTATGGCTAACACTGGTGCGGTTACTGTAACAGGTATACAAGGCAAGTCAGTATCCTCAACAGCGCCTACTAACGATCAATACATGAAGTATTCGTCTGCCTCTAACGAGTGGCAGATGGTATCAATTGTAGGTACGGACAAACTAACTACTAAAGGTGATCTACTTGTATACAATACAGTAGACTCTGAAACAAGACTTCCAGTTGGAACTACTGACTATGCTGTAATTGCAGACCCTTCGGCTACTAATGGTTTAGCATGGAAACAGGTTGCTACTGCAACTATTGCTGATGACGCTGTTACTGCGGATAAACTAGCAGACACAGCAGTTACCCCCGGAAGTTATACTGCATCATCTATTACGGTAGATCAGCAAGGTCGTGTTACAGCGGCAAGCAGTGGTACATTAAACTTTGTAGATAAAACATCTGCTACAGGTTCAGCCGTATTACCTGCGGGTACTACCGCACAGCGAGATGGATCACCATCAGCGGGGTACATTAGATACAACAGCACTACAGGAAGTTTTGAGGGGTATGGGGCCGCTTGGGGTAGCATAGGTGGTGGGGCTACTGGAGCAGGTGGAGATGAAATATTTTATGAAAACGAGCAAAACGTGACAACAAGTTATAGTATAACAACAAACGAAAACGCTGTCAGTGCAGGGCCAATTACTATTGATGCAAGCGCTACTGTTACTGTTCCTAGCGGATCAACGTGGGTAATTGTATGAGCACCATAAATGTAAACGCAATCGACAAAGAGTCTGGCTCAACGCTTACGTTGGGTGGGTCTGGAACAACCGTACAGCCACACGCATCAGCAACAGTGTCTGGGTTTGGAAAAGTGTTGCAAGTTGTTCAGACAGTAAAGACTGACACTTTTAGCAGGGCAAGCACTGGAGGTGACGTTGGCGACATTACTGGTCTTTCAGTATCAATAACGCCATCTTCAACATCAAGCAAAGTATTAGTGTTTGCAACTGTTCATCACTCATCTGCAAATGGACAAGAAAACTGGATCATTCTTGTTCGTGACTCAACAAATATTTTTATTGCAGACGCCGCAGGGAGTAGACAGCGCACCTCATCATCAGGAAGGATTAGCAACCAAGCGCATCAGATGAACTCTGCAATTATGTATCTTGACTCTCCAAATACTACGTCATCAACAACTTACAAATTTACAGGTGGAGCGGAAGGCACAAACACTATATACATTAATAGATCAGGTTATGACACCGATGCAGACACAATTTCAAGAACCGCATCAAGCATTACAGTCATGGAGATAGGCGCATGAACCATCAAGCAATTTACAACCTGTATCCAAATGTTGTTTCTGTTGATGACGGTGAAGGAGCAAAAGACAAAGACGGCAATCCAGTTTCCATTGTTCGATCAAACTACGAAGCAGAAGTTGCACGATTGCAAGCCAACTATGAAGCAGAACAAATACAAGCAGAAACAGACAAGGCATCTGCCGTTTCTAAACTTGAAGCACTGGGCTTGACCGATGCTGAAATCAAAGCACTGTCAGGAGGCTTGTAATGTCTAGTGAAATTAAAGCAAACAAGATAAGCCCCGCCACAGGAACGGCTTTTACATTTGGTGATTCGGGCGATACGTTTACGATTCCATCAGGAACGACTCTCGACATTGCATCGGGTGCCACGATTGACGCGACAGGAGCAACCGCAACTGGGTTTGGAGTTTCAAACGATTTTGTGAATGTCGCTCTCAGCGCAGATCAGGCGATGACAAAAAATGTCATTACGAAAGTGCAATACGACACTGAAGTTTATGATCCAAATGGTTGGTGGGATAGCACGACAAACTACCGATTCCAACCAGATGAAGCCGGATATTACTTGGTGATTGCCCATCTAGGTTGGAACAACGCCGGAACCCAATACGACGTTGTTGATGGGTATGTTTATAAAAACGGCTCAGAGTTTATGCATGGCGAAACTTTGTATCGCGCTTCGATGCAGAATGACATTACGATTTCTTGCATATCTCAAATGAATGGTTCAAGTGACTATTTAGAAATCTATGCGAGACATGGAACGAATGATAACCCTCCATTAGACGCGACTGGTTTTAATGCAAGCACTGCAACAAATAACATGGCATCTTTTGTGAGGCTAACATGATTACTTCAAACGGGTTAGAAAAACTAGGCTTTACGCCGAAAGTTGATTTCGTTCTGCAAAACGATGGTGACGGCGTGTTCATTAAAAAATGGAATAGCGCATCGCCACAACCTACCGAATCAGAAATCGAAACTGCACACGCCGAATGGCAAGCGGAATACGATGCACAAGCATACGCAAGAGCAAGAGCAGAAGCATACCCATCTTGGCAAGAACAAATGGACATGATGTTTCACGATCAAACGGAAGGCTCTCGCACTTGGTTAGATGCAATCGAAGCCGTTAAGGAGGCATATCCAAAATGAGTGAAGTAAAAACGGAAAAACTTTCCCCTCGTGTTACCTCCTTACAACTAGGCGATAGCGGTGACACATTCACCGTACCGTCAGGGGCAACGCTAGATGTAAATGGAACTTTAGACGTAACGGGTGCAACTGTAACAGGTTTATCAGCGGGCAAAGTGTTGCAAGTTGTTCAAACAACCAAATCAGACACATCGTCAACAAACAGCGGTACAGCAGTAACTACAGGGCTAGAAGCCTCAATTACTCCTTCTGCTACGTCAAGCAAAATATTGGTAACAGTAGTTTTTGCTTATCAAAGTCAAGCAGATGTTAATACTGTGTTTCAACTTTACAGAGATAGCACAGCAATTCATTTGTCTGATGCCGCAGGGAATCGGCTAAGAACATCAGCAGGGACAAGGTATCAGGGTGTTAATAATAATGATATTTATAACGGGGCTATTAATGCGCTAGATTCACCTTCATCTACTTCATCAATAACCTATAAGTTAATGTTTTTTAGAGGATATACAGGAAATAGTAATTATGTTTATTTAAATTATTCCCCGAATGATAACGACAATAACAGCGCAATTAAACGATCTATTTCTTCTATAACACTTATGGAGATCGGAGCATGAACCATCAAGCAATCTACAACCTATATTCTAATGTGGTTCGTATTGATGACTCTGCAGGATGCTTTGACGCTAACGGAAATCCAGTTGAGATTAACCAGTCAAGGTATGACGTAGAAGTTTTAAGACTGCAAGCAGAGCAAGACGCAACGCAATACAAGCGTGATCGACAGGCGGAGTATCCATCCATTGACGAACTGGTCGTTGCCCTATGGGAAGGCGTTGTAGAAGAACGAATGGCATCTGTCACTACGTTGGAAGGATTACGACAGGCTGTTAAAACAAAGTATCCTAAACCATAATGGCATTAATACCAGTAGATACATCTGGGCAACTAGGAATTGTAAAGGATATATCCCCTTTTCAATTACCTGCTAATGCGTGGTCTGACGGTAATAATGTTAGGCTAGAGCATGGGGCTGTAATGAAGTCTCCGGGATATTCATCAGTTATTGAAACCTGTCCTATCGCACCTTATTACATTACTCAAATAAAGGCAGGTACTGCTGAGTATTGGGTTGTTGCAGGTCTTAACAAAATATATGTACACAATGGAACATCTTGGACTAACATCACAAGGCAAAATGTTTTAACTGTAAATGGGGCTATACTAGCAGGTGCCTCTTCTATTACAGTAGATACAGGCTCTGTACTTACATCATTGTCTGCAACTGGAACTTTAAAAATTGGTTCTGGTTCAACATATGAGGTGTTAACGTATTCAGCAAGAGATACAAGCACAGGTGTAATTACCTTAACAGGTACTACATCTTATGCTCACGCTGATGGAATTAATGTAACCCCATTAAACGCTACCACATCTGATAATAATTATTCTGCAACTGCTTCTGAAAACTGGGTATCAACAGTTATTGGTGGCGTTTTTATTTTAACTAACAATTTTGATCCACCTCAAGAGTGGACTTTATCTAGTGGTGCGCCTTCAGTATCTAACAAACTAGGTGATTTAACTAACTGGCAATCAGGTATACTATGTAAATCTATTAGATCATTCAGGTCTTTTTTGGTTAGTTTAAATATTACAAGATCAGGAACACCTAACTCTAGAGTTGTTAAATGGTCTACTGAGGCTCCAGTAAACGGAGTACCTTCATCTTGGGATGAAAACGATGCTACAGTAGATGCAGGTGAATATTCTTTAGAAGATACTAAAGGCGCTATTCTTGATGGTCTCCCTTTGCAAGACACTTTTATGATTTACAAAGAAGATTCTATATATGCAATGACATATGTAGGAACTCCTTTTATATTTGCCTTTAGACAGATATCTCCTAATGTTGGTATTCTTGCAAAAAACTGTGTTACCGAATTTGATGGTGGTCATTTTATATTTGGTAATGGAGATATGTACATTAATGATGGGCAACGTATAAAAAGTATTTTGCCTCACAAGATGCGAGACTACTTGTTTTCTTACATTGATGGCGATCAATATAAAAAATCATTCTGTGTTACAGACTACAACAGGTCTGAAGTCCTTGCTTGTTTTCCTTCCGCTGACAATATTACAGGTCAAGTAGACAAAGCATTAGTTTGGAATTGGCATGAAAATACTTTTTCACTTAGAGACTTGCCTGACCTTGGTTACATTGCTTACGGCACAATTAAAGATGAAACCGCTTTATCGACTTGGGCAACCGCAACTCCAACGTGGACTACTGTAGATGGGCGATGGGCATCTAACTGGAACACTGTAGAAAATGTTCTTGTGTTTGCTTCCCCAACTAATACAAAAGTATACAGGGATAGAGTTGGCTTTAAGGCTGATGGAGTTAATATGCGTTCTTACATTGAACGTACAGGTTACACTATGGATGAGCAAAATGCTCCAGACCAATCAAGCGTTAAACACATTAAAGCAATTTGGCCTAAAGTAACAATAGACAAAAATGAAACAGTTGATGTTTATATTGGAACACAAATGTCTACTGAAGAAGCGGTAAGTTGGGAAGGCCCAATACAATTTAACCCAGACTCTCAATCTAAAATTTCATGTAGGGCTACAGGAAAACTGTATGGTATTCGTATTGAATCTGATAGTGACGCAGAGTGGAGATTAGAAGGTTTGGCTTTTGAAGTGCAAAACTCTGGACGAAGAGGTAGCAGGGCTTACTAATGTCTATACCTTCAAAAACTGTTAAGAGCGTAACTTACTATCAGCCCGGATCGATACCAGAAAATCCAGAATACTTGGGTGAGTTTGTTATTAGAGAGTTAAATAAACTGGGCGACATTATATATAATGTGGCTCAACTAAGACTAGAGCAAACTAATGTTGAACCAGAAAAACCTAGAGATGGTGATATAAGATATGCGGATGGTACGAATTGGAACCCCGGTGGCGGTGTTGGTATTTATGCTTACATTGGCACTGCTTGGACAAAACTTTCCTAATGTATATGCAGATTATAAATCTACATTTTTAATAGAAAGAGATAAGTACAGTACATTAAACTGGCTGTCAGATGAGACAAGTAATCACTGGCGTGATTTGGTTATAGAAAAGTTAAACGCTAACGGTGATACACACGCTGATGTAATGGCTAGAAGTTATGACTCTTCGTTTAAAGAGGTAAGCAGTGTTAATAGAGTTGCTTGGCGTGATCGTCTTACTAGGTTGCGTAATAAAAATCTGGCTCCTGTAATGTGGTTGATATCTGATGACAGTCCACAAGCATACAAGCAGGGACTACAGAATCAGATAGACTACCAGAACCAAGTAGTAGATGCAGTAGATGATCTTGTTAGTCATTACGTTGTATGCCTTGAGTGCGATGAGTATTACTCAGCACAAGAAGTAAACGTACTAATACAGAACCTTAGAAACAAAGGTGTTAACAAACCTATTGGTGTACACCTAACCCCCGGAGTCAAACCTGAATACTATGCTCAAGCAGACGTTATCTATTTGCAAACTGGTTTTAACCTGAGTGAGTCACAATTCAGAAAAAGTATCGAAGAAGCACTTAGGCTTGGTAAGCCAGTTGTCGTATCTGAGTACCACCTCAACGGAACAAGCGCACTGGCAAAAAGGTATGGAGACATTGCTTGCTCGTACAAGGGAGTTGTGGGAACTGGAAACGGCAGAGGATCAGCAACCTGCGAAACAATGCAGTGGGACAGAGGACAAACAACCAAGTCCGAATGGGACAGATGGGAAGACTTCGTAAAGAAAAACGATCAAGAGTTATATGTATTTGCATTAGCACTGGTTACAGTTAGTGCGGCTAACTTAATCAACTTGCCATTTATGGCTACGTTTAACTACGCTACAGAAAACTATTACGAGTTGATGATGGTTAAACCCATTACAGAAACTATAGATACTGGTGTAACAATTCGCAATGACGGTAAAGTAATGGTTTTTGGTAACTGGAGATTTAAATGAAGGCTACTATTGTAGAGCCAGAAGACGTACCATATATTTGGGATAATGTAGCGCCACTGCTTTCTAAAGTAATTCAGCATAGCGAGGGTGAACTAGAAACAGATGACTACCTTAGTAATTTAATGTCAGGCAGTATGCAGTTATGGATTGTAACTGAAAATAAAAAAATTATTCTTTCTATGGTTACACAAATAATACAGTTTCCTCAAAAAAAAGTATTAAGAACTATTGCTTTAGCAGGGGAAAGATTTAAAGAAGTGCATAGTCAGTTTAGTGATATGCTTGCTTCATACGCTTTAAAAAATAAATGCTCCTCTCTAGAGTTATGGGGCAGAAAAGGATGGAAAAAAATGTTACCAGATTGGAAAGATACATACATTGTATACACTAAAGACTTAAAAGAGAGGATGCACTAATGAGTTCAGGATCACTAGGATTAGGTGGTGGAGATGCTTGGTCAAAAGACCATGACAAAATATTAGCACACGCTAAACAGTTAAAGTATGACAAGGTTCCGGGTGTAACTTTACCATCTGCTGACGCTCCTAAAGATGAATGGATTTCAGCAATGGATAAATTTAATGCTTGGAAAGCAGGAGAGGTAAGGAAAGAAGATGATGGAAAGGCTTGGTGGCAGACGTTTGCTGAAAGCCCTTCTGGTGCTGTAGTTGAATCAACAGGCATACCAGAGTTATCTAGAACAAGTGTATCAGATAATCCAAGACCAGACAATCCTTATTATCCTATGTTGGTTCAAGATTACGACACTCCTCCCTTAGTTGATTACTCTGCTTATATGCCATCTGATAGTCCTTTTGGTTACGAGCAATACCAACCTTACACAAATCCTAATAATATTCCTGACAACATTTTTTACTATCAGCCACCAGAGATATACGGTGACTCAGAAGCATTTGGTGGAATGGGTTCAGCAGGGGCGAGATACCTAAGACCTGAATTACAGATTGCGGCAGGTGGTGGATTAGCAACAAATAGGTCTGATGAGTCTGGAAGAGGTGGCGGCGGATTTCCATCGGGTACACCTGCGGGGGATGCAAGCGACTATATGATCCCCGGAACCAATGTTAGCGCACAGTCTTTATTAGATTATGAAGGTGGTGACATGGCAGATTTAATCTATGATGTTGACGGAAACATTTCAAGAAAATATCATATCCCGCCTGATAGTAGAGCAGACATTGTAAGAGCGGATTTACAAGCGGCTAGAGATGCGGCTTATATACAAGCGGCAAAACCTATGGCTAATGTTGGCGGTCAAAGAGTAACCCCAATGCAACCTGCTCAAATTGTAGAATTTGCATCTACTGGGCATGACAGGTTAAGGGATCAGTTAAATGCAGAAATAGCCAAAGTACAACAAAAAATTGCAAAGCAAAGTCCTAAAAGTGTTTCTGCGGGAGGCGGGGGTATAAAACCAAGCGCCTATCAAGTTGCTTTAGAAAGCAGAGGCGGTGGGAATTAAGTGATTAAAATGAGGAATACATTATGAGTTCAGGCGGAGGCGGTCAGCCAGTAACAACATTTTCAAGTTCGGAGTCCTCATCAGGGCCATGGGAGCCACAGGTTCCTTATATTACTTCTGGGTTTGAACAAGCAAAGAATCTCTACAATCGTGGAGAACCTGCATACTATCCTAAAGAAACACTAGCGGGATTTGACCCTGCACAAACTGTTGGTCAAACAGGAACGCTTGGGTATGCTATGGGGCCAAGGACTACAGCACAGCAGTCAGCGGCAGAAAACAGGCTTATCCAAGGTCTAAGCGGTGATGTAGATACTGCAAGATTTAATCCAGTTATGGACTATCTTGGTAGAGAAATGCAGTCTAATTTACAGTCCCAAGTATTGCCCGGAATTAGACAGCAGATGGTTCAGTATCAACCCGGAGGTAGCAGTAGAGGTGATTTAGTACAGCGCAAAGCAATTGAAACTGCAAACCAACAAATGCTAGATAAAGCCGCACAGTTAACTTATGGTGCTTATTCTGATGCACAAGGTAGAGCGCAAGATTACGCAGGTCTTTATCCTTCAATCATGCAAGCACCGCTTGGAATGTATCAGGCTATTGGTGACGTTGGAGCGCAACGTAGGGCTATGACACAAGAGGCTATGAACAGGGATCAGGCTAGGTATTCTTATGAATCCGCCGCTCCACAGAGAGCCTTACAGAACTATATGGCTATGATTACAGGCAACTATGGTGGAACCAGTTCTAGTGGCGGAAGTTCAACTGGCCCCGCACCAAATAGACCTAATGAATTGTTACCAGTTATAGGCAACATTGCGGCTGCGGCTATTATGTCAGGGTCTGATATTCATATTAAAGAAAACATAGTACCTGAAGGAACTACATGGAAAGGGTTAAGTGTTTATAACTATAACTACATTGGTGATGACAGACCACGACGAGGTGTAATGGCACAACAGGTTGAGACTATGTACCCAGATGCTGTTATTACTATTGACGGTGTTAAGCACGTTAAATATGGAGACATATAATGATTGGTCTTGAATCACGTTTTATTAATTCACCAACTGGTATTACCCTTGCTCCTACCCCTAACTATGGAGCAGGGCCGGGGTATTACGGTCAAGCAATTCCCAATACTGGTACGCCAATAATTCCTTACACGCCAAGCCCAGACGCTTCTATTGACTATACTAACGACCCTTATCAAACGTTAGATATAGACAGAGAATTTATGGCGGCAGTAGCACAGCAACTAGGTCAAATAGGTCAGGGTGTTGGCGGTGGTGGTAGACGAGGTGGTGGTGGAGGTGGTGGTAGAGCGGGGAAGTTTGGAGCCTCTGGTATTAAACCTGCACAACCAATTAAAGCAGGAATGGATGTTGCAGACACTGCTCCCAATCCTGCATTTTATTTAAATTTGCCTAGAGAGCAAAAGTATAGATACAGTGGGGTTTCTTAATGGACTTTAGAGAACTAGGAATACTTCGTCTTCTTGAGCAAGACAGGGAAAGGTTTGAAGGAATACCTCCTGAAGACCGATATGACCCACCTATTCAGTCTCCGCTTATGCCTGTTAACGAATGGGATAACATGGTTAACCAACAGATTGAAGCAGGATTAGAAAGAACAGCACCAATGCTAGAAGGTGCTATGCCTTTTGGTGTAGGCTCTGTGGCAGGGCCAGTTGTTAGGGGTGGTAGAAGTTTAATTGCTAAGGCTTATGACGCTTTAAAAGGAAACAGAAATGTAGCGGGTGATCCAATAGAATCATTTGGTACAGTTGTTGGCAGGAAGTTTGTAAATCCTGCATACGGCGGTGCGTCTCGACAAGGACAAATGATATTTGGTCGCGATGAAGCAGGTCGAACTATTGCAAAAGTGGCTCAAAGAGCAGGTGAAGGCGCTTATGGAAAAACGCCAACAGATTTATCTAAAAGACTAGCCGCAATAGGTGCGGGTATTGGTACAGCAGAATTGTTTGATGATCCTAGTGACACGCTTTTACCGCCAGATGATCCTAGAATAAGAGATGAAATACAAAGGCAATCAGCATACGAACTAAGAGATAGACACCCCTCTTTATTAGAGAGTGTGTTTACAACAGAAGAAGAGCGAGCAATACAAAACTTAGTTTCTCGACAACCAACCATTGTTGTTGAGGCTGAAGCAATTGAGCCAACTGTTGCTGACGCTGTAACAACTGACCCTAATGCAGAAAATATTTCTCCAGAAGTAATAAAATTAGTTGACGATGCTCCATTAACTTCAATTAACGATAGCAAAAATAATCAACAATCAATGAGTCCAGAAGAGACAAGCGTTTTGTACTCTAAGTATGGCCCTTACGCTCGTAACTCTAAAAAAAGAAAAGAAGATCATTTAAATAAATTAAACAAAATATACAGAAATGCTATGATACTTGAGGCGATTGCCCAACTTACTGGCGGCAAGTCTATGTCTGGTTATTACATTAAAATGGCTACTTTAAAAATGGATGCCGCTGAAAAGTTTGATGAAGAAGCAAGGATGCAAGGTATTTGGAACGAAACATTCTTTGATAATAAAGGAAAATTTAGGCAGGGTATGTCTTGGCAGGACATATATGAAACAGCAATTCAAAGGGGTGCATCACCTCAAGAAGCAAAAGAAATTGCTGATACGTCTGGATTACCTCAGACAGTAAAAAGAACTGGAACTCAGATAAGTCAAATAAATCAAATGAAAATTCTTGGACACGCAAAAGACTTGGGTTTAAACGCACAACAAATAGCCGAAGTAAGAGAAATTATAAACTTGAAAGGTGCCACAAAAGAACTAGATAATCTGTACCCAGAATTAGTACAAAGAATTATAGAAGATAAAACTATGGATCAAAGTGCTTTTTTTGATCTGCTTGGTATGGGCAACCCTTTAAGTCAAGGATCAAATCCTCAAGAAAGCAACAGAGTAGACGGCACTTTAAAGGCAATTCAATAAAATGAAATTTGAGTTTACATTTGAAGGAAGAGACTGGCCTATTGATGTTGATGAATCCGTTTTAGCATTGCCTATTGATGAGCGTAATGAAGCGTTAAGAAATCAAGTTCGTCAAAGCAGAGAGTATGAATCTTTTAGAGGTCAGGGGTTAGGTGCGCCTTTAAAATCTGCTATGACAGATGCTGTTAGACCGCTGTCTAGAGTTCCTGAAATCTATCAGCAAGAGGTAGAAGCAGGTCAAGAACTAATGTCAAGAGGTGCCGAACAATTTTCTGAAGGAGATGTTTTTAGTGGAGCAGGAAACTTTGCTCTTGGTGGGTTAAGGTATGTAATGTCTCCAATAGAAGCGTCAGCAAGAGGTGTTTTTGGTGAGCCTCTTGGGGATGTGTCAGAAGATGTTGCGTTAAATCTTGGTGCTGAACAGGGAACAGCGGAGTCTATAGGTCAGTTTACTGAAGATTTTGCTACGCTTGCACCACAAGTGTTTACTCCGGGGTCAGTATTAAAAGCGGCTGAATTGGCAACCCAACCTGTTCTTAGATTAGACCAAGCAAAAAATATAGGCCAAGCACAATTAGGTGCAACTGGTAGACAGTTTGAAGGTGCGGCAGGTTATTTAACTGGCGCAAGAAATCAAACGCCTATGGAGTTTGTAAGCGATGCAAAAAAATTAGAAGATAAAAAAGCGGCTGTTGCCGCAAGCAATCCTTTAGTTCGTGAAGCAGAACCTGTAGCAAGGCGAGACACTACCAGACCTATTGAAACAGATACAACCACAAAAGGTTCAGTAGAAAGAATGTCCTTGGCTACTGTTAACGAACTTGTTACAGACCCCGGACTTATTCAGCGTATACAAACTGCTAAAAATAATTACCCAGATGATCCTCAAAGAATCTTTAGGGAAGTAGGCGATGCTTTAAGAGATGATTTTCTTAATGGTGATTTACCTATAGAATCATTACCAAGAATAATGAAAGACTTGGGATACAAGAAAGACTCTGATGTAATAAAGTTATTTGAAACAACCGCTTCTGAGTCTGGTAAAAATCTTAATCAACTATCTCAACTTGCAAAACAGTTAGGCAAAAGTAAAAAATTACCTAGAGAAATTAGGGATCAACTTATTCTTAATGCCGAACAACTTGGAAAAGGAAACACTAAAAATGTTTCTAAATTTTTGAATGGTCTTAGAGCGGCGGAAAACTTTAGAAGAGCAATGCTTGTTTCTCAACTGGGAACAGCCGTTAGAAACACAATGTCTTCTGTTGGGCGTTTAGGTCTGTCTACTATTGATGATGTTATTCAAGCAGGTTTAGGTAGAAGAGGTGAGGGTACATTGAAGGATGCTTGGGATTCTGTAGCATCTGACTTTAATGCGTTGCCTGTTGTAAGAGGCGCAACAGGGTACAAAGAAATTGTTGATGATATTCTTGAAAATAATCCAGTTGTAAAAAATAAATTATACGGAAGATCGATTCAAGAAGTTAGGGGTGCAGGTAGTATTGCAAAACTAGCAAACACTTTTAACATTTTACAAGAAAAGTTTTTTAGAAACATGGCGTTTCAATCCAGACTTGAGAAAGATTTAAAAAGTTATGGCGTTGGAATGAACGACATAGTAAATGGAAAAATAAAAACAAAAGATGGACTGGCAGATATTCCCGCTAAACTTTTAGATGATGCTATAGAACACGCTTTGCAAATGACCTTTGCATCTAATGGCGGTAAACTAGCGAAGTCAGTAGTAGATGGTTTTGAAAAGATTCCTTTCTTGTATCAAATAAATCCATTCCCAAGATTTGCGTTTGCTAACGTACTTCCGTTTCTAAGAGACTTCTCACCTTATGGTTTTGCAAAAGCATTTTCTCCAAACACTTTAGCAAAACTTACAAAGGGTGATTCGGAAGAGTTTACCAATTCAATGTCAAAAGCAATGCTTGGAACTGCTATGTTTGGAACTGCTATGGAAATTAGAAACAGCGATATGGCAGGTGAGAAATGGTATGAAGTAGTTGTTAATGGCAAGACTTATGATGCCAGACCTTTCGCTCCTTTTTCTTTTTATTTGCTTGCGGCTGAATCAATGAATCCAGATAACAATTTAAAACCTTTAGATTATTCTGAAGCGGCAATAGGTATTAATAGAATTTCAGGAACTGGTTTAGCCTTGGTTGATTATTTAAGATCGGATGGCAAAACAAGTGGCAAACAAATAGCAAAATATTTGGGTGATTATTTATCTGGATTAACTGTTCCTATAAAACAGTTTAAAGATTTCCTGCCAGAAGAAATGGGTGGCGATCAAATGATAAGGGATGTAAAAAGTAATGATCCCTTTGATTCTATTGTTAACCCTACAATAAGAAACATTCCCGGGCTATCTAAAGAACTGCCAGTTGCAAGATCATCAACTCAAGAAGGGCCGCTTCAACAAGAAGAAGGATTCTTTGGGTTAAGTGGTGGTTTAAGTTCGCAGTTGTTTGGTGTCAGGGGAAGAACCAAAAAAATAGTACAAAAAGAAGTTGATAGATTAGGACTTGACTACGGAACTTTTGCTCCAAGAACAGGAGTGCCAGAAGCAAACAGATATATCTCAGGAATTGTTGGGGATAACTCTTGGATTATAGCCGCCCTTATTGATGGAGCGTACAAAAATGCTCCAATGGGAGATTTAATTAAAGAGTTTGGGAAATATAGAGGGTTGGAAGATTTTGGGGTTGATCTAAATAAACCTTACTCAAAACTTACTAAAGCACAACAAACAAAAGCCTTATCAAGTTTGTTTTCAATGCTGAAAAAAGATGCCATGAAGAAAATGAAAAGAGATAATCCAAGTTTATATAAAATATATAAAGAGCAGGGTGTTACAGAGGTAGACAATAACATGACACAAGAAATTATAGATACTTTAAGATCAAATATATGAACCATATTAAATATTTATTAGCAACTATAGCAGCATTTACTTTTGTTATGCTTATTATTATGGCTCCTGTTCTTGTCAAGGCTCAAGAAACTATGCCAGATGATATGTATGAGTTTGCTGTTCCAATGAACTTTATGTGTGTTGACTCTTTTGTTAGAATGATAGAAATTTTAGAAAAAGATTATCAAGAAATACCTATGGTAATTTCCCACCTCACACCTAACATGAGTTTAATTCTGTTTGTAAACTCTACATCTACTACGAGTACGGTTGTTGTAACCAAAAGAACAAAAGAAAAAGAACAGGCTTGTATTGTTTTTGGTGGCTCCTCCAATGGTACATCGTTTTCTTTAAACCCTAACCCTAAATTTCCAGTGGAGATATAATGACGATACCACCATACTTAATTAGCGCTGTTATATTTTTAATCGTTCAAACAACTACCGCAGTGTGGTGGGCTAGTAGCATATCAAATGATGTAGCAATGCTTAAACGTGACAGAGATGACATGGCTATGATTATAGATAACTTAGATGTTTTGTCCTATAGATTAGAAACATTAGAAACAATGTTACAGAGGGTGCTAGGCCCAGAGGGTATGTAATGGCGACAAAGAAAGACCCAAGACTTGCAAGAGCAGGAGTATCTGGATTTAATAAACCTAAACGTACACCTAGTCACGCTACTAAGTCACACGTTGTGGTGGCTAAAGAAGGAGGCAAGGTGAAGACTATAAGATTTGGACAGCAAGGTGTTACTGGCGACAGGCAACCATCTGCTAGACAAAGATCGTTCAAGGCTAGACACGCTAAGAACATAGCCAAAGGCAAGATGTCTGCGGCATACTGGGCTAACAAAGTTAAATGGTAAGGAGAATCTTATGCCGAAAGTAGGAAACAAGCATTACGCTTATACTAAAAAAGGAATGGCTAAAGCAAAAGCCGCCGCTAAAAAATCTGGAAAGAAGATGACAAATGCCAAAAAAAAGTAAAGGCTTATACGCTAACATCCATGCTAAAAGAAAACGTGGTGATCCAATGAGAAAGAAAGGTGCAAAAGGTGCGCCTACTGACAAAGCATTTAGGCAAGCAAAAAAAACAGCAAAGAAAAAATAGGAGAATTATATGTGGGAAAATATAGTAAAAACTTGGAACGCATTAGACCGAAGAATAAAGATTGTAATCGTGGTCGTAGCAGGATTGGCTATCTTATCCGCAATCTTTGGGTCGCCATCGCCATCAGTGCCAGTGCAGTAGGTTGTCAGAGCCTAAAGGAATCGACAGTAGTAGCAACAGGGTCAGCAATAGGTGCGGGTGTTGGGACTGCGATCAGTGGGGGTGTAGGTGCGCCGATACTGGGAGCCATGACGGGTGCCTTTGTGACCGATGTAGCGACGGAGGTTTTGACAACAAACCAAAAGACTCAGACTATTATCAAGGCGCCTGATAACTTTTTTACATTACTAGAAAAAATAGTGGGGATAGGTGGATGGACTTTAATGTTAATCTTCGTAGTTCCGATGGTTCTGGGGTGGATACTACCAAGCCCGACGAAATTGAACAGAAAGAATTAGTAATAGTAGAGTGGCGTGACATAATATCAACATCGGGGTGGGAGCAAGAACCAACTTGCCCCACCTTTTTTAATGTTGGTTGGTTAGTTAGAGAGGATAAGGATGTTATTGTTTTAGCAACCACAAAAGACCTTGATGATTTTACAGGAGAGTCATCTGATCCCCCTCCTGTTTACTATGGGTTTCATTCTTTTCCTCGTGGAGCCGTTGTTTCTGTTCGGCCTGTTTCATCTTAGCGTAAGTGTCTAGGTTCATGCCCTCGTTACGCAAGAACACTTGCTCCCAAGTTCTCCATTTGTTATCACTGCACTGCACTGTTTCGTGTTGGTGAACCCAACACCATCTGGCAAAGTAATATCTTCTATCCTCTGCCCATTTTTCTTCTTGCTCTTTAGATGGGTTTAACATTCTTAGGGTATGGTGAAACTTTATATCTTAATGCTTTTCTTGCTAACTTTTTAAATCTTTTGTTGCCAACAAAATGTACATAGCGATGCTTGATTGATCTGAGTCTATAGCCAACATCGTCACCATGCTCCTCCTCCATTTGTTTGTAAGTCTTACCTCTGAATGTAGTGTGATGCAAGTGCGGTCTTGACTTTAAATATATTTCTTTTATAGGTTTTGTTTGACCAGTATAGGTAAAGTTAGTTGCTTGATAGACTATACCTAAGTGATCCTGCGCTCCGTCTGCATAACTTACTACAATCTTATTGCCTAACTTCTTAAGGGTTTGTCCCACTAACTGGGATGCCTCGTTTTTTCTATTGTACTTTAGAACTAATCTATTTAATTCTATAACATCTTTCTTAAACTCTTCGCCGCATACACCCTTGAGCAATGTATGTGATGGCGGTATACCGTAAGTACATACCCCAACTAACTCCCCATCTTTAAACATACCAAAAGACTTTTGTATTGATGGCATCCTGTGTGCATAGTGAACATCAAGTATTAAAGGTTTAGTGTCTTGATAGTTAATCTCTTCAATCGTGTAGCCTGATTCCATCAGTGTTGACTGTTCCGCAGGAATAATCTCGAAGATATTGTGTTGGTATTTTTGCAAACAAATCATCTCTTCCATTCCTTGTTTTAAGTTTAAAGAAGTCATCCTCATCTACACTGCATTTTAACTTTAGATCATCGTAAATGTCAACTGGATTTACTAAAATAAAATCATCGTCAGTTTCAAATGCAATCATCCTGTCAACCTTTGTTGGCACACCCCACCCAATATTACCCGCTACATTTTTAAACTCGTAATAGTGTATTGTAGAATCAACATTTGCATCCCTTCTGTTATTTTTTTTCTTACCTTTTACATCAATCTTTCCTTCCTTACAAAGTATATCCCAGTGTTCGTTCCTATCCTCTGATCTTGTTGCTCGTCTGATAAAAGAATCCCCAATCATTTCTATGAATCTGTCTTCAGTAACAAGACCTTTCTCATAAAAACTTTGCCATTTATTTTTCATTTATCCAATCCTGTATCCTATCATTTAACTCCTCCTTAGTTTTAACGAACACGTTATCAACGTGCATATAAGTTTGTTCATCAGTGCTTGCTAGAAAGTGCCACCCTTGTGCGGTGTTTGATCTTTCAACCCTGTACTTCCCCACCCTTCCCAAGTTAAACGCACTACCCCTACCCCATTCAATGCTTGACATCTGGCCCTCTTGATTCTGGTGTAAACCCTACAACATTTTCACCATCATGCTGTCTTAACATACGCTTTAAAGCCCGCCACATATACTCATGCCCTGCGTACTCTGCCTGTTGAGCGCAACCCTCAAGTAAAGATTCCATTTCCTCAATGTCAAACAGTTCGTGATCCATACCGTCTTGAGTTAACTCTAGTGCAGAATCAAAATGAAACACAATCATTGCAGGTATACTCATTTTATATTTTTCAACCTCTGCTTTAAAGTTTTAGCCGCCAAAAATGCTTGAAAGTTTTCTTCGATCTCTGTTGATCTGACCGCTTCAAATTTTCCTGTAGCCTTATCGCATCTAAGTATGTATGTAGCATCCACTGGAATTCCATGCATATCTTCGATGGCTTTGGCATACGCCGCAACTTGTAAATAATATTCTGGATAAATTCTTTTACTTGTTTTCCAATCGATAACACAATACTCTCCATTAATAATAGCCCTAGCATCAACTGTTCCCGCATATTTATATTTCCTATGATAGATTTTTTCTTCTGATGATTTCCATTCAACTACATTTTCTCCAACCCAATCTTGAAAAGCATGAACAGCATTAACTGCTTCTTCTTGTTCTGGCATTTCAGGTATCTCACCATTCGCTATCTTCCAATTAATTGCGGCTTCTACCCACTCATGTGTAAGGCTACCTATATTAAGAGCATCTCGTGATACACCCCTGTAAGCACCCTTCATACCCTTTATTAAAGGCTCCAATGCCATGCGAGATTTGTAGATGTTAGTCTTTTTGGATGATGCTTCTTGGTCGAAGAAGAAGTTCTTCTCCAACCAATCACCACCTACCTTTAAAGCCCAAGGTACAAGAGCAGGTTTGGAGATGATGTCTAATATTTTAGTAGCATTAGGCACCACCTCTTTACCCACCTTGTATGAATGAAGTTTGCTATCGAATAACATCTCAACAACTTCTCCATCATGGTACTCTATCTTCATTAGAAAGGAACTTCTGTTGAAGAAGATTTACTGGCGTTAGATTTACCAGACCCATTCATGGGCGGTTCCATCCTGCCAGAAAAACGAAGTTTACCAGACTCTTTAGCCCACAAAGATACACGCATCTTGGTTCCGTTAATAAGAGCATACCCTGTAATATCTGGGCGGTTCTCATTACCTTCCTTATCGTTTACAAACAGCGATACATCTCCATCTTTTTCTTGATAATCACTCATAAGAGTTTCCTATATTAAGTTATTGTTAAATCTTCGATTGGCTTGCTCAGTTCTCCAGACTTCAATGCGAAGTTCCAGTGACTTGAGTTCCCATCTTAGACGCTCTTCGTTTTCAATCGCAACCGCTACACCTTCAATTGTTTTTGCAACCTGCGGTTGTGTTGAAACCCAATTCTCTTTGTCGGCTACCGTCTTACCTACCGCTGTAGCATACAACAAAGACCTTTGAGTCTTTTTAAACTCCGTTAACTGATATGTTTCGGCTTTAGCCTTTGCATATTTAGGAGCAATTTCTTCTATCTTATCTAGATATTCATCTATCATATTTCTATTATACCTTGATTAAATGCTGTGTCAAGTGTTCTGAGAATAAAATATCCCTGCCAATCCATAAACTCTGCATCACCTGAGTGCATCTTATTATGGCAGGTAAAACACATTGGCATTGTCAACCAGTCACTAGCCTTGTAGCCCATGCCCCCTGACAGCGGGGACATTCTACCCTTTAAATGATGAGCGACTACCGTACCATCTCTTGCTTCACAACCACTACAAGGTAGGGTAGCCACCCATTCTGTATACGCTTTACTCTTGATCCGTTTTGCCATAAACAGTTGGACTCCTAGTGTTTTTCTTTTGTTCTTCAATTAATATGTTAGCATACTCAATGATCTTTGCCAAGTCTGACAAAGGTTCACCTTTCTTATCCCATCTACTAGCGTATTTTACTATGTTAGCAGAACAAAAGTCAAGCCTATTTGCAATAATATATTCAATAGGTTGAATCCTCATTATGTAATGCGAAGGTTTCATTTTTATTTTCCGTCAGTTATTACCTTGTCAATCAATTGATACACTATTTCCTGAAGGTCTCTAACCTTTTCTTCAAGGGTATCAATACGCTTTTGCATTTCTAATTTATGTATGCCTTCTCTTGGAGAATTGTATCCGTCTAAGTTTGCGCCACTCATATACCGCATACCCCACTTAAGCATTGCTCTTCTGAGTTATCCTCATAGATCACACCACGTTTAGCATTAGCCTCATCGTAAGGTACAGATGTTATAGGTTGACCACCCCTAGCACTATCTGGGTACACTGTTAGCCCCCTTAATCCACTAGCGTAGTCACTAATGATTTTGGCAAACGACTTTATCTTATCCTCATTGTTAAGATCACTGCCCCATGCAGGAAGGTTTAACGTGGAACTAATAGCGTGGTCTACATACTTCTGCAACCCATGTTGAAACTTAATTCTACGTTCTGGATCAGCGGCAAGATCAACAGCAGATTCAATTTTATCTGGGTCAATACCAGAATCAATTAATCCTTGCGCTGTACCGTCAACGACAAACTGATGTTTCCATTTTGTTCCATCCGAAAGGTAACGTCTGCGGTATGCGACTGCGTATATTGGTTCCACCCCAGAAGTAGTCCCTGCGAGGATAGAGATTGTTCCTGTTGGAGCAATTGCTCTGTAGCCTTTAGGACGGTTGAGAAAAAGTCTGTCGCAGTGTTCGTCTGCCGCTTTT